AAAATTGGCGTTTAGCAATGAATTGGTTTACGATTCAGTTCGATGATCGATTAAAAGATCATTTATAAAAAATGGAACTTACACAAAATAATTTACAGGCTCTCCAGAATCCATATTCTCCCTATATCTGACCAAGTATATGAAGTACTTAAGCGTCAATATACAATCTCTGGTGATAGCGAATTAGTTTTCCCTGCTATTTTCAGTAAGAAAAATGATGGCATGTTAGCTAAAGAAACGCTTAACAGTATGCTTGAATATATTGGCTTAAAAGGCGTTACCACTCATGATTTTAGAGCTACAGCTTCTACCCTACTATATGAAAAGGGCTATGAGGAAGCTTGGGTAGAAAAACAGCTTGCTCATGCTGAATCTAACAAGACAAAAGCATCGTACGACCATTCGCAGCACTTAGAGGCTAGACGAAAAATGATGCAAGACTGGGCTGATATTGTGGATAGCTGGAAAGACTAAAAACTTTGCTTCTTATCAAAGGTCCATCTTTTGCCATTGTAAGTCACAGTGCCATCTAAATTAATGGTCAACTCTTTTAATGAGTAGTCATAGATTTTAAGAACATTCCCGTTCTTATCTAAATCAGCGGGTAGATTGCAAGTATTTTCCATCCTGCCCGCTTCCGAAACCATGATCATGACTTGCGACATCACAAAGCCCTTACACAAATCGAGACATTCACATTACTATTAATTGTGTGAGCTGTGCAACCTGAGAAGATTAAGCACAGCAATGTGATGATCGATGCAACTTTGGTACGTTTGCACATATAAGTTACTTCTTTAAAAAGAGTGCTCGTTCTGCTTCTCGGCGACGAACTAGGCCCTTCATAACCTTGCCACCTGCTTTGTTCCACACAAGGAATTGATCAGCAGCACCTTGATAGTCACCTTTATTCAGTTTTTTTAATAAGGTTGAATTATTAAAAGCACCTGAGCCAATGTTGTAAGTCAGCGATACCAAAGCATCAAATTGATTTTGAGTTAAAGGCACTGTCACAGATTCATTTACAGTCTTTTCAAATTTAGCCAAGTCATGTTTGAAGTAGGCTTTAGCTTGCTCAGGTGTACAAGTATCCCCTTTTTTTACCTTCACGCCATTAGGATAAACTGTCGTACCGGTACCAATGGTCCAGATGCCCACACCATCATCGTAAGCATTGAATCGCGTGCCTTCAAAACCAGTAATTAAGTCAACGCCAACATCACTTGTGGTTTTTCCACCTGGTGCAAGCTTGTCGACCATCTTATTTAAATCGTCTACTTGCGCCTGTGTAAGCTTGCCGCCTGCAATTACTCGGGCAGCATCGAAGAAGTTTTTAACTGTCATGGCTCACCGCCTGTAATATCATTCTTGGCTTTCTTAATTTCTTTAATTACTTCGACAATCGTCTTGCCTTCCTGTTTATCTATAAAATTAAAAACCCACCTGATCAAAGCCCAGCCCGGCAAGCCACAGACAAAGAAAAGCCCACCTATTGCAAACCATCCCCATGTGTCAGTTGCCCATGCATGAAGTGTGAATTTCATGATGATCAACGATCCACCAGCCAAACTTGATACAACTGTACAAATCAAGCCAACCGCCCATTCTTGAGGCGAACGTGGCATACGAGTCATCAATACAACTGCCGCAACCAAAGCAACAGCTAATGTCACCATGATTGCTACTCCATAAAATTTTAAAATTGCAGCAAAGCCGCTTGTTGAAACTGGTTCCATAAATACCCCTAATTTTTCGGCAATAAAAAAGCCCTAAGCTATTGAAGCAAAGGGCTTGAGATGGTTTGCTGTGTATTAATTCACTGGTTCAATTTCTTGCTCAGGCTTGGGCAACTCTTGCAAACGAAGAGTAATCCATCGGCTTTCAGGGATATCGCGTGGTTTCGATAAATTCGGGACAACATCACCCGTTTCTTCATCGAACTTTTTAGCATAAGTTTTAACAGAAATGTTGTTATTACTTAGTTGCTCATAAACCACAGCGACAAGCACATTACCGTTTGCATCTTTCGGGGTTTCGATATACCAACCATCATTAGAGAAACCATTACTATTTTTAATTAAATAGTCACCAACTCCCAACTTTTCAAAAATGATATTTTGCTCAGCAGCTTCATCATTGAGTTCAATCTTATCTGCAAATAGTTTTACGATAGGTGACGCAGCTTTAATAAACCCATTTGAATCGACTGTCGTATTTGCCGTTGTTCTAAACTCGTACCACGTGCCAAGTGCTTGCTCATATGCTGCTCGTCTATAAAATACTCTGTTAGATACAGCAGATAAAGCAAGTTGTGCGGTATTAGAATATTGTGCAGCATCGGCATCAGAAAAGTTTAGAACTGTACCGCCAAACCCATCAAATGGATATCCGTTTGCTACAGACCCATTATTACCGTTACTCTGAACACCGACATAGAAGTCTTTCCGAATATTATTTAAAGAGGTTGTACCAAGTTGATTAGCTTGTAGACCGTTTAAAAATTTCGTTTTCGTGTGTACATCCCATTTTTGACCCCTGCCATTGAAAGTGTATTTACGACCAGTGAAACTGCTTAAATCTAAAATGGCTGCCCAATTTGAAACTCTAATTTTAAAATCAGAGGTGTCGTCAGGAAAACCAACCCCAACCCAAAGTGGACTTTCGTAGTTAAATGTACCGCCATTAACCCTCACCGCATCTGCAAACACTTCTGAATTAATCGAAGTGATTCGACCACCCTTCAATGACACAACGCTATCCGAGTGGTCAATATCAATTAAACCTGTATATGTTTCATGACGATATTTATTGTTAATACCATATATGAAACTAGGATTATCAATAGTAACCCAAGAGTACCCAATACGCACTAAATTATAAGCATGAATACCCTCAATACCGCAACCTGTCATAGTTAAGTCTGAACTGGTGATATGATATGCAGCGTCAGCAGGCGCACCATCTTCGCCAACATTTTCTGCACAACAATTAATTAATGATGAATATGTCAAGTTATGTAATCTAAATGCTGAGTACCCAGCTTTAGTTTCTTTAGACCAACATGTATCGAAAGTATTAGAAGTTCCAGTGCCAATATAAAAACCACATTTTGAATACGATTCGCATCTGTTCCAATGCAACATCCAAAGGTCTTCCCCATAGAACCCGTATTCCCCACCCTTTACTACTACACTTTTTAATGTAGACAAGCTGATATATGGTGCAAAAAAGACTTTTCCAACATCTTCACCATTCACTTTTTCTTTTACAATTGTCAAATTTTCAATATCAATGTGGCTATACCAACCGAACCAAGCGGCAAAGACAACAGCACAATCTTGATCGTAATCATATAGATTACCTGCTGGATCCGTTCGGCCTGTAATACCTGTTGTGCTTGCTGAGTACTTTGTTATTTTTGCACCATTTCCTTTGATTTTCTGACTTGAAAACAATTCAATTGGTTTACTGGTTCTATAGTTTGCAAAAGGATTGCACTCAACTTTTAACTCTGATTTTAAAACTTTTTGTAGCTGTGTGTAGTCATCATGGGTATTGTCACCATGGCACCCAGCCTGTTCAGGAGTAACGGTATTATTCTCAATCTGCAATACCCAGCCATTAATACATAAAAAACCATCGTTTTCGGCTTTGCGTGATGCGACATATACACGATGACCCCCGCCCACATAAGGTTTAGCTAAAGCAAAATTTGTTGGGTTGTGATAACCCTTAACATAAACGACTTGCCCATCCTTTCTTGGCGTATAAGTCAATAAATCAGCAATAGACTCAAAAACGCGAACTGACTTGTCATTAATCTGCATCTGTGATTCAGACCCATCTTTCACATTATCAGCATCTTGATAGGCTTTTACCCAAGTTGTGGTTGATGCATCATATCGATAATTGCCAAGATCCTTAATATAAATTGTGCGCCCATCCCATACATTAGTTACTCCTTCTAAAGCTTCTAATGAATCAAGATGAGTTACAGCTAATGCATTTATAGTCCCTTCATTGATTGCTTCATCCATCATTGCAAGGAACATTTCTTTTAATGCTTCATCATTAGTAATACGATCAGCGATTTCCTTCGACAGATCGGTTACTAATTGAGCAATATCACTTGTATTTTCATTTACGTTTTGTTGAAGATTAGCCAACCACTCGTCAATAGTATTTATTTGATTTTGCAGGTCTTCATCACCATTAATTCGATCAGAAATTTCTTTAATCAAAGCAAGCCAAATAACTTGATCACGATAGCCAAGTTCTTGCAGCTTCCACCAAATTAAATCAAAGTCTTTATTAATAGGCTTGGGGTGAAGAGAATTATTATACAGCTGATAGTTTGTCGTACGTTCAAGCGGAGTATTGCGCTTGATTCCAACAATCGATCCTTGTGATGGTGCGGAATTAAAACTTACTGACCCATTTATAAAAGACCATGAACCCACAGCAGCGTCATTACCATCTAACGTCACAATTAAATATTCTGCTTTATCACAGTCAAATGTCAGCGGGAAAACTGTAGTAGTTCCATTCGCTGTATACTCTATAAATGGCGTCTGTTCTGGTACTGCCATAGCCTACCCCTAATTTTCGAAATCTAAGGCGGCTTCGTATACGCCACCGTTTGTTCTCCAATTAGGCGTTTCTTCATAGTCTGTTTGGTTGTGTGTTTTACCAACCCTTTCAGGAGCTTCTACAATTGCACCGGCTAATGAGTCTAAATAGTCATCCGGTTGATCAGTAATGGCTGGATTAAATTCACGCATCTGTTTTACTTGTGCTGAATCCTCCCCGTTCTCATCTTCAAGTACAGAGACGTGCGCCCATAAAAGACCAGAAATTAAAGGCCCTTCAATACCATCTAAAATGCGCTTATTTTTAGATTTAGTTGAATGCTGCTCTGTTACACCACAGCGTATTCCACGAGTCTTTAGAGCAGCTTTTAACGCTGCTGGTGCGAAGTTACCGATACCATTTGTTTCAATAGTGACTTTAGATAAATGGAATTCTTTGATGATGTTGCATAGCTGCCAAACTTGTCCGCCTATCACGCGCCCATCTGCATCGGTTTCAATTACTTCGCCCTTAAGCGCAATCGATCTATGCCAATATTTATTACCTATATCATCATGAAAGACTAAAGCAGTAGATGAAATATCTGATTTAAGCTTTCCTGAGGATGGATCCCAGCGGAATGTTGCCCCAACAATTTGACGCTCACCAATCATAAACATGGTGGTTCTATTGGCTCGCTTAAGAACTGGTTCACAGTTATAGGCTATGATCTTGTCTGGATCTAAACGCACATCTCCAATAGGCTTAGCATGCATTTGATATTGAGAGTCCCATTCATTAAGGGTTTTACATTCCTCTCGGCGTGATGCCATTTCTTCCGCATCAAAACGTTCTGCCCAAATACCTTCTGAATAGAAATCAGCTATATAATGATCTTGAGCCAAGGTCACTTCATATAAATCATTTACTTTTTTTAGCGTGTAGTCTTGGCCTTTGCTAAGGTATTTCGCCCCTTGCCCAATCCCAGCAAACGCATGTATTGGCTCAAAGTCCAAAAGGTATTTACCACCTGCTAATGCATTCTCAATGCGCTTTTCATTTTCAAACATTTTGAGCACCAATATATCTACTTTACGTAGCTTTTTAATCTTGTCGTAAAGTGAGTCATGTGAGTGTGGCGTACCGATCCAAAGCTTCTTTGCACCGGGAAAGGCAATGTGTGTTTGTTCAGATAATCTGTAGGTAAGTTTTTCACGGGCTTCTGGTGAACCCGTTGTTTTTGGTGTTTCAACGTCATCGTTTTGAATGAAATGCGCGCGGTGTCCTGTTACCCCTGAAAGAATTCCTTTAGCCAGCATGGTCCCATAACGGACATCATCCGTGCCAGCTACCCACCAGCGTTCCGTTTCACCTTTTTTTCTTTTGACTTCTGGATTGTCAACACAAAGAGGATGCTTTTCTAAGACTAACTTAGTCCCGTTACTACACTTATAAGCATCATCATCTGTAGTGCCTTGATGGAGTATTTGCGTTTCGGGCCAGCAGTAAATAACCCATGCGTTGAAAACATCAAGAATTGTAGATTTTGAATGCCCGCGCGGCATCATGAGCAGTGCGGTACGGCCCTTTATATAAAAGTTTTCTAGGAAAATACAAACAAGGGCATGGAAGTCAGGAACTTTCCAACCCTGTATATCTGCCCAGATTAAAAAGAAAGCTAGAAAGCTGATTTTTGGTTTAGTCATCAGCTCATCCGTTGTCTAATTTTTTCCGCTTCTGCTTCTGCTTTTTTTATTAGATTTTGTTCATGTTTTTTTTGCGTATCCTCATCTGTACTAGCTGGCGGTAATGTCCCTCTACGATATGCCAATACTTGCTCAACTTTTGTGATAGCTGAGGCGCATTGGTTCAGGCCCTTGTAGAGCCATACTTTATTACCACGATCCTCAGGTGTTTCAAAACCACATTCACTTGCTGCATATGCAATTTTAATAAGGTCATCAGTCATTTTTTCAGTGAGTTCTTCTAACTCTTTTGTTTGATCATCACGCATAAAAAAGCCCTCGCATATAGTTCATATATACAGGGGGTTCGGTTGGGGTTTGTTGGGTGTCCTACTTGGTAGTCATAGATTATTAATAACTTAAAATGTATACTTAGTGAGCAAATTTGCAAACAATAACTAGGGGTACATTTAATGAAAACTTTAATTCTTGCAGCTATTTTAGCTTTACCTGCAACTATGACTTTTGCTGGTTCATGTGATCATAGCTGGCAATCTGCTAAAGACGGTTCATCTTGTGGAGACCGTGCGGCTGACCGTCGTGCTGGCGGCCGTTAAGATTCAAAAAAAGGACTGCATTTGCAGTCCTTTTTTTATTTCACAATCCTCTCAAAGTCAGGTGCTCTAATATCATTAATGTCATCACCCCAGAAACGCTCACGATCTTGTTGTCGTTCTGCTTTACGCAAAGCCTTCTCACGATAGCCGGGTGCAATAGTGTCTTGAACTTCATCAAAGAACATTCGGTTAATTGCTGCTTTTGTATACCATAAATTTTGTGCAGGTATTTTACCTTTCACAAATTTGAAAGCCTCATTGCCGAAATTGGTGTCCTTACCTTCATTGTACTGAGTTAAGTTACCAACCGTTAAACCCAATAGAGCAGTGAAATCACTACCAAGTGGACCAGATACAAATGAGTTTGCATCACGACCAGAAGTATCAGTACCAGCAACAAGAATGTCGCCGAGTACAGGCAAGCCACCACCAGCAACTAGTGAGCGCATAAAGAAGCTTGTAGCCTTTTTAGGATCATTACTATCATAAATTGTTTGTGGGTCGTTACCATTTAGGATTTCACGTAGTTGTACGACCAAACCACCTAGCAACGTCATACTGACCATAAGTGGTATCGCATATGCTGCCTTGCCTTTTAAGCCTTCTTGAGCCATTGCGCGACTTCCTTGTCGCATCAAGAACGAAGCCGAGAATGATTTAAATTGCATTAAGCCTTTAAATACCTCCCCTGTGATAGTTCCCTTTGCGCCTACAGTCATCCATGTACGTTCACGAAGCCCTGCCTCAATCACAGCCATGCCCTGCTCATCAAGTAAATGCGCTTGAAGTTGTGAGGCGACTTGATCTTTCACCTGTTTTGGATCACCAAAGGCTGTAAGTTTCTCATCAGGAATTTCATAGATAGAACGCGCTGACATGAGTTGATTACCTTTGCGGTCCACGACTGGTTCAGCCAATTGGAAAACCTGCCATGCTCGCTCATCTAAACCCGTATTTGAAAGCAATTCACGGTCTTGTACATCAAGTTCATTCCAAGCTTTAGAACGGCTTAATCGGCCGTATTTCTCCATAAGCAACTTAGTGAACCCAACTTTAGAAGCCGATGTAAGTGCATTCAGGAATGATACCCGCATAACTTGAGTAGCAACCCCGCTTGATATACGAGCTAATTTTTCAGATTTACCATAAGTTGATGTAAGCCCATCATCCGACCAGCGTGCAATCGAGCCTAGCATTTCTTCAGTAGCCAACCCCAAACCATGAGCAAATTCACGATCTGCTTTGTTCGCCGGGTTAAGTTGTTCAACGATTCCGCCAAATGCTTTACGGTACGACAAATTGTGAACATGAGCTGTCTTTGCGATAGTAGCTTGGTCTGCCAGTGATGCAATAGTAGTACCACCAAGCATTGAAGCAACATTCATTGAGCGATAAGCAATACCAAGATTTGCTAAAACTTGTGATTGTGGAGTATTACCACCGCTAAATTCATCAAACATTACCTGTGCACGCTTGCGACTACTTTGGGTTTTGTTCTCATCAATCCCTTTTTCCCAATCTTTTTTAGCTGCTGCATCCATCAAAATTTTTAAAGCCGTTTTTGGATTGCTACCTAAGTTCTCAACCATGGCAATATCTTTCGATAAGCCATTAATGTGTGCTTCTACCAAGTCTACAAACTGCATACCGCCGAACTCAGATTGATATTCAAGCCATGATTCTGCATCTTTAAAATGCAAGACTCGACTTTCACCATGACGGTTAGTTACTTTTGATGTACCGCCACCTGTAGCTTGTCGGCCAACTTCGATTTTGTTTGCCCCATCACTTGATAACGTGTCATAGGTATATTCAAGCAATGAGCGTATTTCTTGCTGTGAGTAGTAATCACCGTTCTCATGCACATATTGGCGGGTGTCAATTAGTGATTCAGCTTTGTTTACCCACGCTTCTTTCCCTGCTTTAGCGATCTTTTCTAGGTTATGCGTTTGTGGCAATCCCCAATTGTCTAACTTTCCAATGTCGCCACCGTTCCGGTTAAATCGGTCACGCATGGTTTCAAAGACATCGCCCATCTTGTCACTGATCTTTTTAGCTAATGCATCGCCAGTGTTTTCACCAAAACGCTCACGAACAATTTTTTGCACCAATTCTTGATCTGTGAAAATTCCCAAGCCGCCTTTGATATTCGTGTAGAAGTCAACTAACTCACCACGATAGATTGAGGCAATGCCACGTGCTTTAGAGTCAATTGACTGAATGCCAGACATATCACCATGCGCGGCAACCATACGGTCTATGACTTCCATTGATGATAGTTTGCTATGGTCTAAAGCTGCAATATTTTGGGATTGCTTAAGGATGTCTTGAGCAGCAATTTTATGCTTGCGCTTCAACTGTTCTTGAATGTCAATTGCAACTTGCTTTGCTGCCTCAGATAGTTTTTCTGCATCGGAAAGGTTGCGCCAGTTATTAATATCTTTGCGTGCAAGATTGCGCATCGTTTCATTGATACGTGCTTCAATGTCTGTAGCTTCTTGAGCTGTAAGGGATTGCTTGCCAAGTGCTTTAGCTACCGCTTGTTTGCATTGTTCTTTCATTTTTTATGCTGCTCCAAATTGTAAAGCACAGTTCAAGGCGGTTTGTGCTGCTAAAATATCTTGCTCAGATTGCTTAATTTCTGCTTCAAGTTCGGCGTGATAGTCACGTAAAGTCATGGTGAATTCTTCCGGTTCGCCCATTGAATTAATACGACTTACTGCAATTGGTTGATCAGGATTTGAGAAAATCACATCAAGCGCGGCTTTTTCTTCTGGTGTTTCGCCAAACAACGAGCCTTGTCGCGGGTCGCCCATGTTTTCAATGGTCTGAATCTCAGAGCTAATGGATTCACTAATTGCCTTTGCGCTCTTGCGGTTATTATCAAAGACCTCAAGAAATCTTCTTGCTCCATCACTTAATCCATCATCAATAAGTTGGCCTTGATTTAAATAGTCACGAACCTGTAAGCCATTTGCTTTTAGGTCTGTAAGTTTTTGCGCTGCCTGCGCCAAGTCTTGAGAAATAGTGTTCTCAAAGCGTCCACCTTGTTTCACTAAATCATTAAGCTGTGAAAGTTGCGGAGCCGCACGGAGCAAGGCGTTTAGAACGTTTTTACTATCATCATCTAGGTTTTCAGATAGCCGAGTTACAAGATTTGAATCACCATAAGCACGCTGTACGATTGCCGATTCAATTCGGCGTTTACCTTCTTGAGATAAGCGACCATCACTTGTGATAACTGATCCGCGCTCAGACTGTGGCAATTGATCTACAAAGCTACGGACATAATCCATAGAGCCATCAATATTGATTGAACCATCATTATTGATTTTTAGTAGTGTTGAGTCTGGTAGGCGATCTACATCACTCATAGCACGCTCAGTTGCGCTGAATTGCGCCACATCGCTTTCGTTAGCTAAACGGGAGAAAGCTACACGATCTACATCACTAAGACGTGTACGCACTAAAACAGGCTGATTTAAACCGGATATATCCATGCCTCTACTATTTGCCCAGTTCTGAACAAATTCTCGGTATGCATCTGCTCGGCCATTATCATAAGCGCGACCAATAGCCAATGTACGACCATTACCTGATTCGACAACATTATCCGGGCCAATGATTGGTGCACCGTCTGATAGCTTATAGGATTCACCAAGTAACTCAGGCTTTAAGTCATCGGCCATACGTTCAATTTGCTGGCGTGATGCTTCACGGGTTCGGTCACGTGGCTGTAGTTCACTTGGGTAAAGCGGATTTACACCGTATAACTGGTCGTTAGACGCTACTAAATCAGTCCAATCTTTCACCTCATAAGCGAAATCATAACTTGAGCCATCCATCCCATAGGCTGTGCTCGTCTCACCACCATAGCGCGAGCTTAACTGGTTCCATTTGTTGCGCCATTTGTTAATAGCTTCTCCGACTGTCATGCCCGACATACCGTTATTTTTAACGATTGCATCGGCATTTTTAGCATCGTACGAACGCACTACATCAATTAATGGGCGGCTAGGATCAGCTTTAAGAACTTTGACAGCTCCCCCTGGTCCAAGTAAGTGACCTAGATATTGCTCATGTGCAACCGGATCACGACCTAAATTTTTACGTATGTAATTATTGGCCTGCTTAATGTGCTTTAAGCCGATACGAATTTGCTCATCAACATTGTTGCGGTCTTTACCGCCTAAGTTTTTCCAAGAGTCATCTAAGACTTGGAAAAGGCCGTAAGCGCTTGATGTTGGGTTTTGCGCTGTATGATTAAATTTGCCGCCTGTTTCGATATGACTAATTGTCAGAGCAACACTAGGGTCTATACCGTCTTGTTTTGCGCGTAGTGCAATCTGTTTTGCATTGGTAGGTAGTGAGCTAGTTGCATAATCAATCGTGTTTCTACGCGGCTCTCCTTGCACTGTGTTAGGCACACTAACTGGCTGGCCTTTTAAGATTTGTTCAGTAGCAGCATCTAGGTTTTGATAGTGCTTGTTTTGCTGAACTGGATCTGTAGTTTGAACAGGTAAAGTTGTATCTTCAAACTCAAAACTATTTCTAACTAGAGCGTCATTAACTTGGTCATTTCTAGTTTCGATGTCATCTGAATTAAGCTGGTTAATTTCAGCGTCAACGTCTTGGTCTAGTTTATTTTGACGGGAACCTAAGTAACGTGCACCACCAAACATTAATGAGTTAATAAGCAAGTCAGTCGCCACAGATTCGCCTGTAACTTCATATTGCTTAGCCTGCTTATCATAGCCTTTAGATTTTAGAAGCTGCTCACTTGCATATTGCATACCAGTGTTTAAACCAGTAGCACCGCCAACTGACAATGTAGCATCGGCAACTAAACCACCTGAACCTTTGAAGCCATAGCTAATAGGCAGAGCTGTGCCAACTGCATCACCGACAGCATTTACACCAGCTACTTTCAAAGCTGTGTTTTCATCTACGCCTTTACGGGTTAAATCGGTATAGACGTAATTACCAGTTGAACCACCTGTTAAAGTGGCTGCGCCTAAGGTTCCACCTGTAGCAACGCCTAGAGCACCACGCCAGAGATAGTCACCAACACCTACACCGATATTCCCGACTATGCCTGTATTGTCTTTGTCTTCTAGGTCAGCAATAGTTCCATAAACCAGATTGTCCCGGGCCTTTTCACGCTTAGCCTTGAACTCTTCATACGGTTCAATAAATTCGTTTGTTGAAACGTCTTTCAGACTATAGCTAACACGGTCTACAACGGCATCAATCGGTGCCGAAATTGCATCACCAACTTTGTTAAGACCAATTGCCATACCACGGAAAGGTGAAGAGATAGCGCCATCGAAAATACCAACTTCCTTTTGAACAGTTGGCTTGCCAGTAATCCCTTTTCTTTGGAGTTCTTCTACTGACTTCTGCTCATCATCTGCAAATGTGTCATACCAAGTCATTTAGTTATCCCATCCATCGTAATTCGCCAGATAGTATTTTTAACTACCAACTGCTGCCCTCGCTCATTAATCAGGTCATATTGAACTGCACCAGTACTTGACGGCTTGCCTTGGCGTAAGCGGAACTCTTTTAAATTATTGATACTAATTCCAGTTTGCTTGGAGATAGTTTGATAGCCCTTTTCAAGTTGAGCTTCAAAGGCATCATCAGTAATTCCATAAGGTTTCGTTACTTTCCAATCTGAAACCTTATCCCCTCTGTAGTTTCTGAATGAAGTTGGTTGTGTGTATACCCCACCAGTTGCCAAGTCGAGTGCAACTCCAAGGACTTTTTCATTAGGCTTTTCATCCTTAGAGCTGTGGCTAAAACCACGCTCATTCATGGTATCTGCATATACTGCCTTAAACACTTCATAAGCATTATTAGCATTAGTACCAGTTAATGTCTGGCCCACATATTTGTTAAAAGCCTCTCTCATGTCATCTTCTTTTGGCATGATTAACTGCTTATTTTTTAAAAGTTGAGTACCAATAACAATAGAGTTTGCTAGTTCTCGACCTTCCGTTGATCTATAGCCATTAGCTTTGGCTACGCCTGCCATAACATAGTTTGAGTTACCTCCGCCTAACTGACCCAATGCAGCACCCCAAATTTTCACCCCATCCTTCACGCCTTTGGTTTGGGCAATCATAGAACTAATCAAATTTAACTTTTGATCTACGGTTGCTTCTTCCCATGCTTGCTTAGCGGCTGGTAGCGCTTCATTAGGAATAGGTTTGATTGTTGCATTTGGATCTTTATCACGCTGTGCTACTTGATAAGAACCAATGGTCACAATGTTTTTAGCAAAGGCACTAGGATTAACTTTTAGTGTTAAAGGGTTTATTTCTGGTAGCTCAATACCTTTTTCCCGCAATGCCTGAGTCGGGTTTTCCTTAGCAGTTTTAAGCTTGTTATCGTAAATGCTTTGATAAGTCGCCAAGATTTTATTTTCTGCAACCGGATCAGCAGATGAGCTATTCTTCATCTTTGCCTTACGACTATTGATCTCAGCAAGTTGCTGATCAGTGGTCAGACCCTGAAACCGCATGAAATCAGCAGATTGTTTTTTATAAAACTGGTATTCAGCCTCAGAAGGCGTACCTTTAACTGCCTGTTCGACATCGTTTTGATATTTCAAATCAAGTGGACGACCTGTCAAGGTACTTTGAATAAACTCATTAACGACTTTTTCAGCTTCATTAATCCGCTTATTCTCTTGCACCTGCTGACGTTGTTGCAGCGTTGTGATCTTACTTTGAATTTCAGTCTGGAATTTTTGTACCGCTTGACCATTAATGAACTTGTAGTCTTTAAGACTGGTAGCAACTTCTTGAAGACCTTCAACACTGTTTTGTGCAATTGCCGTTGTGATACGCGAGTTAATATCCATGATGTCGCGTGTTGTCTCGTATTTATTTGTGAGCTCACTTTTCTGAGCTTCAGACAATGGCAAGCCAACAATGTTTTTTAAAAGATATTCTTTGCCTGCTTCACGATCCATACGTGTTGTTGCCACATCGAAGAACCGATCAGCTAGAACCCCGCCTTTTTGCTCATCTGCACGTAACTGTAAAGGCAAGAAAGAAGTACGTTGGCGCGTTACGTTGCTATCCCAGTATTTTTTTAAATCTTCCTGAGCGTGCCCTGGCAAGCTGTTTTGTAGTTCAGAAAACTTAGCATTCGACCAAGTGTTAAGTTCTTCATCGGCTTGCTGTGTAGTGATTACACCATTACCAAGGCGGTTCTTAATGTCCACCACTTTGTCATTGAAGTCAGTAGATAATGACTCATCAAGCTTTAACTTGCCTTCTTTTTCTGCAAGTTGATTGTTGTAAAGTTCAAGGTTTTTAGCTGTAACTTCTTGCTGACGCTGCTGGTCATCACGTGCCTGTATTGCCCCACCAATAGAACGGCCAATTTCAGCCAAGCCAGTGTTAGGTGTAAACGATTGCATTTGAGCTTGTGGCGCTTCACGACCACGAGAAATAGGAATTCGCATTATTTCCACCCATAAGCTTGAGCAGCCGAATCAATGATGTTACTTGCCGCTTTCATGCCGTAATTATTACGTTGTGCCTTGCCTTGACGACGTACATCCGCAGCCGCATAACCTGCCTGCAATTGGTTTAATAAAGCGTTGTAAGAAGCATCCGAGATAATCTCATCACTGATTACAACTGGCGCACCTACATTTACATCCAAGCCATTTTCAGCAGCCGCAGCCATGGCACTTGATGCGTCTCGCTGCCCTTGTTCTTTAATCTTTTTGCTTTGAACTTTGGAAACGGATTGAATTGTTTTTGCATTACCCTTAGCTGTAGCGTCTGCCATAAGCGCATTTGAGATATTGCCAACAGCTTCAAGGCCCGAAGAAATAGCACCACCTTTGCACATGCTTAAACCTCCATCTCAAGAACATAGCCAATCAAGTTAAAGCCAAGGCTTTCATAGAGTTTTACTGTTTTATCAGCATGGATTCCTGTCATGGTGCCGATCTGGATACGGTCAGCATTTTTAAGCTGTGCCCATCCAATGAAAGTGTTCACTAAAAGCTTGGCAATATTTGATTTACGGTACTCAGGAAGGACATAAACGCCTTGTTCAAAAGCTAATTTGTGCCCTGTTCGCCAGTCCGTTTCAATAACACCAATAACTGTGCCAACTGGATTTTGATATTCATCTAGGGCTAGAAAAATTGAGTTATGTTTTTTGATTAAATATTCGAATAGATCAGATGCGCTTTGCTCATCAAATCCTTGTTTTGAAAAGATTGGCGATTCTTTGGTGAGACGCTTGCCGAAATCAACAAGCGTATCTAAATCATTTAGGTTTGCTGCCCGTACTTGCATCTCATTTCTCATTAATTGATACCAACATAGAGATACTTTGCATGTGTAAAGGCATAGGTTTGTCGTGTGTTATCTTGACCTCAAGTTCATGTAATGATTGCCAACCGACAAATGAATCGACTACATAGCCAGTGTAAGGCAAGTTTACGAACGCTGATTGGTTGTAATACTTGGTTGATAGCTCTTGACCATTGATATATCCACCTACAGACGCATTCAAAAAGATAGCCATTTCGTGCACCTGAATCTTATGAAACATTGCAGTTGTTGGTACTTGGCTAAAGTCTGGTGGCAATAGGTCGATTTCAGTTTTAAACGGTTGGCCAAGATGTACTGTTTGGGTTAGATCAGTGTTAGATAGATTTATGTTGGTGCCACTTACTGTGTAAGTTGAATAGAAATATCCATCCGCATTATTGAAATTAACCAGTGGATTATCTAAAACCTGAATATCAAGATTTAAGATAGATCCAACGCCATTAGTAATATTGATATCAAATTCACAATCGCTCTGTGCAGACTCACTAAACTCTTCCAAAACTGTAGAGCCATTACGAATAGTCAGCATGAAACACTGATCCTCACCTAATCCCGTTGGCAAGGCGCAGATAGATAAAACCTGACCGCCAAAATCATGCTGAGACCAAGCATTCATTTCCTGATCACGGTTTAGTGTGATACTTGAGACTGCACCATCACCCATAACAATCCATACAATAGAGTTTGGTGTTTGTTGGAATGTTAATTCTTTAATACCTGCATGGTTTTCAGGTATGTGCGGGGCAATTTGCGACAATTCAGGCGAGACAAGACCGTCAACCTCATATCGGTATGACATTGCACGTAAACGCTCACCACCACGTTGTACAAAAAGCAGTTCATTACCCACGCGGCAAGGCTTAACATTTGCCTGCACACCATAAGAAGTGTGCTCATCAATCTGTGCTGAAGCTGGTGTCAATGGGCCTTGAGAGTTAATTAAGAACTCAGCACCACCAGTTAATGCAACTACACCACCACGCTGTGACAGGTGCAAAATATTGTCAGATTGGGCTGAGCTTGAAGCAATGCTAAACGCATCAGCATCCTGCGTTGTCTCTAAGAAATTGCCGTCATCACCAATCCGGCTAAACCACATCTGATTAGGGCTTGTTTTGGTATTGGCAAATACTAAGCGCTGTTTAAAGAAGCACACTGCCTTTGGGTAACCCGCTGTAGCACTAAATGCGATACTTTTTAAAACCCAAGACTTAGCAATAGCTTGTACTGCAGAAGTCAGTTTTACTAAAACCTCACCATTTACACGAGAAGGGTCTACATATTGAGTTATTTTGACTTGCCCACCATTAATTTCAACAATTGAACCTACACTTGAAGGTGTAAAAACGTTTGCTGCTTCGTTAGTCACTTCTTCCCATTCTGGTGTAGTCGCAGAAGGCTCCACCCCTTTATTGTCAATCGTTGCACGCCAAGTCTTACTAGTGTGAATTACACGATCACCTGTTAAGTAAGTCTCAGTATTTGACCAGTTTGGGAATGATGAAGCAGTTAAGGAAATAACTTTTCCAACTTCTGTACCGGATGGTGTCAATGCTACGTTTGGAGTGCTGCCTAACTCATCATTAGGGTTCACACCAAAGGTAAAAGCTGCAAATTGCCAGTTAGTAAAGTCAGCAGAACACAGTAAACGCTGTACAGGTGTATCACCTTGAACAAAATACATGCGGTATTTAGTGTGTGCATACTGCACTTCACGCACTTTTTGAGCCGTGTTGTAAGGTGTCACAGTTTCATAAACAACTGTATATGTTCTTGGGTTGTAAACCTTGAGGATAGACACACCGAGAATAAGCAAATAGGTGTTTTCTGAGTTTGCAATAAACGGAATTAAACGCAATGCACCTGCAAAAATAGAACGGAACTTTGTTCCTGGTCTTTTCTTTGCCCCACCTTCAACCAAAGGCAATGCATTAAGCAATTTTTTGGCACCGTTTGCATATTGCTGAATGTCTGTTCGCGTCCAAAGTAACGGGCTTAACTCACCAGAACTCAGGTTATTTTTTAGGATCCACTGTCTCATTAGAAGCGCTCCCAATAGTAACTTGATTCTGCGTATTGAACGTCTTGGCTTGGTCGCTCTTGACCATTCACGGTACGTGCTTGCTTAATCAAAAACTGAAATTGTGCTTCTGCAGATTGACCAGCCGCATCACTTCCTGTGATTGGATTGCAAAGTTTAGATGCCATTTTGTACGTCATGGCTTCAACCAACATTGCATCCCAAGTTTGCTCATTATCGTTGTCAAAAACGTATTCAAGGTGAATTACTTCAGTGTCGGCCAAGATATATCGGTTCTCGACTTCATAACGTTCAGTGTTAGCCGAAATAATCAGAACGTAATCACTAGGTAGTGGAAATGCATGAGCATAGCCAAAGCTTGGATATGTAGAGACTGGAGATAAGATTTGCCGTTTTTTGGCGCATGACCAAGGATGCGAACGCAATATGGATAAGCGCGTAGTGTCATAGATATTACGACACGTTTGAGCTAATTTTGTATCTTCCTCAAAACTAGCAATTTGCTGCCCACCAATCATGCTCAATGCGTTATTGCAAATGGTGACTTTAGATACAGACATAAGAAAACCCCGAAGCTTTTTGGATAGTTTCTTCGGGGTTTTGATGTGTTTTGTTGGGTGTTAAATCATTCTTCCAAATACTTTTCTACTAACTCATCAATATCACGAGCACGCTTGCTCAATGCTTGCTTAGTATCATTTGGAATTCTTGGGTCAAGCCCCATGCCACGCATAAAGTTTGCTACTGATTCTAGCTGTCCAAGTAGCTCCTCTTTTAACTCTTCAACATTACTCATTGTTATTCCTTTCGCTACATTTACTTTGTTAAAAAAGCACCCCACCGCCTGCCCTAACAGTGGGGTGAAAGCACTTACACTAAGAAGTCGATAGCAACTACTTTTTGCTCGTTTGCACGGCCAGCCGCAAATGAATGAACACCACCTACTTGTGAAATGTTCTTTTTGTCTGGACGTTTTGAAATGTCGAAGCCAGTAATATCAGCATCACCAAAATGAACGGCTGAGCTTGTATACATCACAGTACGTTTTTCGGTAGCACCACCAGCGCCATTGTTAAGTTTTTCGTAAGGGATCCAGTTCACACCTAACCACTTACCTGACACAGCACCTTCCTGAAGCATCTTAACTGCCATAAAATCAGCAGAAGTTAAGGTAGTATCACCTAAGATGTCTTCTAGCATTGAAGCGGTGTAAATCATGTTAAGCGTTTCACCATTATGCTCATCACATTCGTTTGCACGGAAAATTGATTTAGCTTTGATGATTTGCTGTTTCAAAGTCCCGAAGCCTGAAAGAATGATCTGACCAGCCGGCAAATTCACAGTACCAGTAGATTTAACACCAGCATCGTTTACAGTTGTACGTGTTACGCCACCAACAAGTGCTTGATAAATGATGTCATCGATTTTGCGGTTACGCGCATTAATCAAGTTCTTCATGTATTTATCTGTTGGTACAGCTTTAAGTTTTGGTAAATCACGGCTTTCAATTGGGATGAACAAGTCATAATCTGCCATTAATGCAGTACGTACACCTGCATCTGGAATGGTCCAAGTGGTATCACCGAAACGGTTACCAGATGGAGACATTTCAACCTGTCCCATATCATTGATAGTGAATGATTCACCCTGAATTTTTCCACGGTTTACAGCAGTCTTCAGCAATCGAGACTCATTTTGCATTGCTGCAATTTCATAAGTATCGTGATACTGAATTACAAACGATGCCGTGATTTTATTTTCATTCGCCATTGGTTAGCCCCCTAGCCATATGTCTTTTGGTAATAACTTTGAACTTGGGCAGTAACACGCTTATGGTCAGGATGACTTTCATTCATGTACGCCTCTGATGCCATCAATTCTTGAATGTTCTCGGCACCGCTTTGTTGGGTGTTTTGAGGCGGCATATCTTCTTGTAATGCCTTGCCAAAATAGGCAGCTAGACGAATACCGAATGTCGGAGAGTCCACATCTGCTGTTTGCAGGCCAGCCGCTTGAATTGCTTGATTGGCGAAACGTAAGTTCGCTTCGTAATCGTTACCCCAATCCTGTTGAAGTGCTTCTACTTGCACGGCTGTGTGCTGCTCGTAAGCCTTCATCACCACAGCCATTTGTTCATTGGTTACGCCAGCTTGATGAGCACTTTCTAAAAAAGCCTTGTTATCTTCATTAGATTTGAATGTATCGAAATCAAAGCCTTCCAACTCAACCTTGTAAGCATCCGCAGACTCAGGAATATCTGGCTTGGTTTCTGTTTCAGCTTCTGGCTGTTTCTGCTCTTGAGTTTGGCTCTCAACTGGTGGCGTTGCTGTATCCACAGGTGTTGTTTGAGTTTGTTCAGTTGCTTGAACGTTTTCTGTGTTTGTCTCTTGTTGTTCATTAAGCATCGTTCTCTACCTCACTGTAATTTGGGTCATTTGCTTTGTTGATTTCATTGATGATTCCAGCCACAACGCTTTGTTGACCAAGCTTGTAATTGGTTTCACGATCTGTATTTGAGAAGGCATTGCGGCAATACTTTTGAGTCAGATGCTCAAGAATGCGTTGCCCGTTCAGGTCCAGATCAAACACGACACGGTATGTCTCTGGCGTTGCTGGGCGTAATGCTCTGTGTTGAACAAAAGTTCCAACTTCTTCGGGCTTCTGTTCCTTGTTGCGGAGGCTTTCTTCAAGCTGCTGAATACGTGAATTGGCTTTATTCAATTCCTCTTGTGACTTAGATAATTGAATGGTGGTATCTAAGTGCAAGCGGTTCTCAGCCCAATACTTTTCCTGCCATTCCTCACCACTAACTTTGTAAGCTAGGGCAAATGCAGCAGCCACAATAAAGGCCAGAACTGCAACTACAAAAAGGGCATTAATCATTGTCGTGTCTCACTAGTTAATTCAGACTCAAGGCCCTTACCGACTGCATTAGCGAGTGGTTGTGCTAAGGCCTGCTCTTGTTCTTGTTGTGCAGCTTGTTGCTGTGCTTCCTGACGCTGCTTACGGATTGCATCGATCTGATCTTGAGTACGTAGAATTGCTGTAGGCACACCTAAGCCCATGCCTGAAACTTGCGCTACGGCATCCATGTCTACGTTGTCTAGGATTGATGGATCTATTTGAGCTACGTTCGACATTCCAGCTAAGAAGCGCTCAATTGCTGTGACTTCTTCCAATTGCTGTGAACGGGCCAAAGCAGAAATAAACTTGAATGACAGGTTACGGCCCTGCATTTCTTCTGGCGCTTCACCAATTACGCCAGCACGATAAGCAAGCCCAAAAGTACGTTCTAACAAAGGCGTTAATAATTCAGCTTGCCAACGACCATACAGCGGCCCTAATTGCTGACGAATTAAGTCAACACGTACATGCACTTCGGTTGCTGTCATTGCCGGGCCATCGGCAGAGTTCGATTAAGTACATAAGCCTCAACCGCTTTTTGAAACAAACTAATCTTCCGATTTAGTTCAATGTCTGCTAATATTTGATAGTTCATTTGGTCCTTCTCCGATTGAACATTGAGCCTGATCCACGAAATCAGGCTTTTTTATTTATCTAAATCCCCGTTAATCCCTTCTGGTTCCTCATCGAAGCTGATTTCAGTAGAGATATCCCGTACTAAAGCGCCTAATCCCAAGCGCTGAAAAGCTTTTGCTTGTAAATTAAAGACATGCCACTCACCTACGATTTCTTTCTCAAGCAAGAAAGCCAAATAGCTGGCAAGGTCTTTTTCTTTTACAGAAGCGAGTGTTTTAGCTCGTTCATGGATTTCGGGAGATAAACGCACATGCGTAGATTTTTTTTCAAGGCTCATAAAACTTTCCTTATGCCGCTAAATGTTTTGGATTTGCTTTATCGAGTAGCCATTCTTGAGTCACTTTCCCGTTACTGTGCTCAGCAAGAATCTGTGCGTAGTTGGTTTCACCTGTGTAATCAGTACGTGGCAATACACCTTTCTCTGCCATCTTTCTTACAGCAACGTAGGATATCCCAAGTAATGACGCTGCATTGGTTCGCCCACCAACAGCATCAATGGCTTGTTGAATAGGATTCATATCTTAAACCTTATTTAAACCTAATTAATATTTTTATTAAACCATGAGTTAAAATTATTTTCAACCTATGGTTGCTTACAATTTTATATTTTTTATACGAAAATTTAACCAAAGGTTTCACGCGATGAAAGTTATGAGCACAATGGTTGAGCGCATTCAGGAAGCACTGAAAGCAAAGAAATTATCATGGTCTAAAGCTGCCACAATGATTGGCCTGACTCCTCAAGCGCCTTCTAAATGGAAAAAAGGACAGATTGGCAAAGAGACTTTGGATAAGTTGGCCGAACTTTTAGAAGTTGATGCCGGATGGCTTCTAAACGGGAAGAAAAAACAAAATTTAACCAACTTCAACATGCAAGAATTTATGGATAAGCACGGTCTATCCAAGAAAGATGAATCATCATTTGATGTGAATGATATTCAAAGCCCGTCAGTAGTTGAGTATGGTGGGGATGATGGATTTATCTGGATTGATGTGGTAGAGGCAAGTTTTTCTTGTGGCACAGGAGAGTCTATAGAGTTTCACTTTGATGTGATCAATGGAAAACAGCCATTCCCACCTAGTTTTTTTAAACAAAAAAATGTTCATCCTGATTGCATGCGCATCATCAAGGCTAAAGGCGACAGCATGGCGGACAAGATTGATGATGGGGATTTGGTTGGCATTGATATATCCCAAACCGACATTATCGATGGTCAAATTTATGCTGTTTACTTTGAGGGTGAAGGCATGATTAAGCAGATTTTCAAGGAAGAAGGCGGGAAACTGATTCTGCACAGCCTAAATCCTAAATACAGAGATCGTGAAGTCACGGAGCAAAATGGATTGAATTTTAAAGTTATGGGTCGCCAATTTTGGCGTGCAGGTTAAAAAAGGAGAATGGAATTGGATAACGCAAAACTACCAATCAATCAGATTATTGCTCGCATCAATGATGCTGCTAAACATGGTGAAGCTTTGGTGCTAACCGCTGAAGAAGTAAAGATTCTTTCTAAAGATATTGGCGACAAAGTCTTTATTCCTGTGCTTACTAATGAGCAGGTCGTGCAGTTGGTAAAAGAAGGAAAGCTAGGTAAACCAATGTTCCCAGAGAAAAATGAGAAGTAAACTACGAATCTGACTCAAGTATTGGAATAATAGGATGTTTTTATGGAGTATAGCGACTTCATAGTTTATGTGGATGAGAGTGGCAGCATTGACATGCTTAACAACGATCCAGACTTCCCTGTTTTTGTCTTGTCTTTTTGTGTGTTCCATAAAAGGTATTACACAGAAACGGTAGTTAAAGCAGTGGAACAATTAAAGTTTAAGCATTTCGGTCACGATATAATAATTCTGCATGAGCGAGACATTAGAAAAAGAACATCACATTTTGCTGGGTTCGATAAAGCTCGGATGGAGTCTTTAATGGGTGACCTAAATGGATTAATGAATGATAATAATTTTATCTTAATTAGCTCTGTTATACGCAAAGATAAATTAATTAAACGCGATGCAAACCCATATGAAGTAGCAATGAAGTTTTGTCTTGAGCGACTTTATTTTTTTCTTAGAGAGAAGAATCAAAACAATCGTTTAACACATATTGTTGTTGAATCAAGAGGAAAAAACGAAGATTCACAACTTGAGCTTGGCTTTAGAAGAATATGTGATCCCTTTGGAAACTATCACAACAAAATTCTTCCTTTTGAAATAATTTTTGCTTCAAAAAAAACCAATTCATCGGGCTTGCAATTTGCTGATTTAGTAGCTAGACCAATCGGAAGACATGTTATTAACCCTTCTCAATCAAATAGAGCATTTGACATATTAAAAGCTAAGTTTTATTGCAAAGGTGGTAGAGGTGCAGTTGGAAGCAACTATAATGGATACGGCTTAAAAATATACCCTTAAAAAAACAAAGAGCCTTGATGTATGCACCAAAGCTCTTTGCCGACCGGGAATGCCCAATCCATGAATGCATTATAGATAAAGCTATCATGTACATCAAGAAGTATTAACGTTTATTAACATTCAGCCCACCCTGTGTGGGTTTTCTTTTGTCTATTAAAGCATATTTAAACCTAATCATAAATTATTTTCACCTATGGTTTAATTTATGCTTGCTTTTATTTTATACCTTTGGTTTAATAAATCTCACCAGATAACAAAAAAGTCCCAGACATCTGACCGACGGGACTTTTACTCAACGAGTGAGGTCATTATGAATATAAAAGCCAACATAGTCAAATCCATGGGATTCGTAGGAGTAGTTAGTGCTCTAACTGCTGCTTATGCATTTACCCAAGCTAACAAAGAACCTGTAACGGTTGCAGCTCCTTTCAAAGTTGAATCAATCGACCCTGAAAATGAACAAGCAGTACTTCAAACTGCAAATGAAAAGTTCACTTTAGAAGTTGATTTTGATGCTCAGTACTCAATTGATGGCAACGGCTATCAAGCTTGGCGTGAAGTTGAAATTAACGAGATTAAAGACATTCGCGTTTATGACGAAGATGGCGAGGTATTGGCTTACGTTGATCGTTTGGACGTAGTTGAGATTAAAGATCTTATCGAATCAGGGATTAGAGAGCGCATTTAAGCGCTCCATGGTGAATGTTATGAATGCACATCCTGAAATTATTGAAGTTTCAAGACTTCAAGCTCTTATTAAAGATTCTGTAAATGCCCTGCTCCCACTTTCTAGTGAGGAAGACACAGTAATCACTGACGGTGGCAATTGGATTCACTTGCGTTATGTGGGCCGAGGTACTGAACAAATCCAATTAGAGCTAGGTGATCAGTTTTCTATTAAGACAAAAATCGCCTACTTAAGTGAAACGTTAAAACGGTTGACTGAAATTAGAAAAGAGTTGAGAGGTGGGTGATGGAGTGGATTAGTGTTGAAGAAAGGCTTCCAGCATTCCAAGAAGAAACAAGTATTTTATGCCTACTTAAAGATCAGCAAAAAGGGTTTTGGTATCCACGCCCTTACGCTCTTTTGATCGAAGTTGGCTGGTGGATACCACAAAAAGAAATATTTGTTTGCGATGGCGTTGAAGATGCGAAACACATCATTTCTCACTGGATGCCACTACCAGAACCACCAAAGAATTAGGAGAAGATTATGAATGCGCCAGTTTTGGTACATAACATGTCGAATGCAGCGTATCACGCTCATTCGGCTGTTAGTAGCTCTCAGCTTAAAACCATTCTGCGTTCTCCTGCCCACTTCTTTGCTGAGCACATGAGTGGTAAGGAACACAAGCAGACTACTGCAATGGCGCTTGGTACTGCGGTTCATGTTCTATTTCTTGAACCAGAAGTTTTTAACGATGAAGTTGCAATCGAGCCAATCGTTAATAAGCGAACAAATGTAGGTAAAGAAGCTATAGCAAAGTTCTTACAGGACAATGCAAACAAATCAATCATCACAGAAGAACAGTATCAAGCAGCCGCTAAAGCTGCTGAAGCTATGAAACGCCACCCTATGTACAACATGATTTTATCAGGTGGTATTCGTGAAGCTTCGATCTTTTTTGATGATGAAGAAACAGGTCTTGAATGTCGTATTCGCCCTGATTGGCATGTAGCACCTGAAACAAGTGAATATTTCCCTAACGGGTTAATTGTAGACATCAAAAAGACAACTGACGCGCGTGCGAATGCATTTTCAAGAAGTTGCCAAAACTATGACTACTCACTTTCAGCAGCTATGTATATCAATGGATACAAGGCTTATTACGGTGAAGATTACAACCCTTCTTTCCTATTTTTTGCAGTAGAAGAAGACGATCCGCATGAGTCAATCATCTATTACGCATCAGATGAAATGCTGTTTATTGGTGAGCAGAAACGCCGATCTGCAATGCTGACTCTACTTCAATGCAAAGAGTCAAATGAGTGGCAAGGCTACACAAAACAGATTCAACCAATTGATTTGCCTTTATGGGCTAAGAAAGAATTTCTAGGAGAATAACAATGAATATGCTTGCAACATTAAATCAAGGCATTGTTCCTCAAGCTGAAACAGCAGCAAATGTACTTGCAGCACAAGCAAAGGCTCAAGTTGAAGCACGTTATATGATGGCTATGCATCGTCCTAGAAATTGGGATGCTGTGCGTCAAGACCTTTTAAAGGAATGCCGTCGTCCATCATTTGCAGATAATACGTCCACCTATTACAAAAAACCTGTTGGTGGCGGTTCTTCCGTAACTGGCTTAGGTATCCGATTTGTTGAAGTAGCAATTCGCTGCATGACAAACATCCTTACCGAAACAACCATGATCTTTGAAGATGATCACAAAGAGATCCATCGTGTTTCTGTGACTGATCTAGAGTCGAATACTACCTACCCTCAAGACATCAAGATTAACAAAACCGTTGAGCGTAAATCTAGCGCAGGTCGTGAAGTTGTTAGTGAACGTTTGAATAGCACTGGTCAAAAAGTATTTGTGGTAGTTGCTACAGAAGACGAAATGCTTAACAAGCGCAATGCTGCAATTTCTAAGGCAATTCGTAATGCTGGACTTCGCATCATTCCGGGTGATTTACAGGATGAAGCTGAGCATTTAATTCTACAAACCCGTCAAAGTGGCATCAAAGAAGATCCAGAGAAATACCGTAAACAGATTGTCGATTCATTTAACAACATTGGCGTTAAAGCTCAGAACCTTGTTGATTATATCGGCTGCCCTCTTGATCAATGCTCACCTGCTCAAATTGATGAATTGCGCGCTGTATTTGGTGCAATCAAAAACGGTGAAACCACATGGCAAACCGTTATGGCTGAGAAAAACGAACAAGAATTGTCAGAAGGTAAAAAAGCTCCTTCAAATGACATCAATGCAGTAAATCAAGCAATTCAGCAACAAGGGTAAGGTGGCAGCATGACAGATTTGAATAAGGAAAGAGAGGCTTTTCTGAATACCTTCCAATATTACAAAGGAAGAAGAGACATTATTTTTAGTCATGAGCATGAACTGTTTATGACTAGATCAAACAATCCTTCTGGCATTGCTCAGAAAGAAATAAGCAACATGAATAGCCGTTGGGATGCTTGGCTTAGATGTGCAAAGCATCGTGATGCAGAGCTAGAAAAAGCCAAAGCTCAGGCGGTGCCCGAGTGGATTTCGGTTGAAGATCGCATGCCTGAGTCATTGCGTAATGTGCTTGTTTTGATAGATGCAAATCCAGTTAAGAACCAAAACTACATGGTGGCTCATTTTATTCCTAAGTTCACTGAAGAGTATCATGGTGATGATGATTGGTATGACTATGACGAAGAGCGCGGCTGCGGTTATATCAAGGAAGGATGGTATGCAAATACGGCTTACATTGGTGATGAGTATTCTAGTTATTTTATTGAAGAAAAAGTAACTCATTGGAAGCAACTAAAAGAAGCAAGCGAATCGGGAGCTGAACAATGAGCATAACTCTTAATGGTCACCAATTAAAAAGCCTTCTCGAATTTGTAAATCCAGATGGTGAAAAAACAATTCAATTCAGTGTTGATCAGTTCATGGCAACGTTTGACAAATTCAGCAAAAGACCGAGCTAAGGAGCAGCAGCATGAAAGATTTAAATAAGTTAAGAAGTGAGTTTGAGAACTTGTCTGAAATTGCAGAAATACTAAATGAAGAAAAATCTCATTTTAATGGTGATTTCTACAACTTACCATTCAACTCATGTGCAGAATCATTTATCAACGGAGCTTGGTACGCATGGCAAGAAAAAGTCAAAGCTCAGGCGGTGCAACAATCTTTTGAGATTGGTCGTCTTCAAGATCGAATCACTGAATTGCTTGATGAAAGACAAGATTTGTATGCACAGATTAATAATGATCAGGCGGTGCCAGATACTCAACAAAAGCTTACAGATACATATTATTTGGAAGGCTCAGATTATGTAGTTGATTGCCCTTTCGAATATGACATTGAAATAGATAAGGGAGAAGTGCTTGAGTTGCAAAAATGGCAACGTACTGAGTCAACAAAAGTATATTTTGCAAATATCTATGAAGATGAAGATAACTTTGAAATTCTTCAATTCGCTTCAAAAGCCGAAGCTGAAAATGCAGTTGCAGAAAACTTGAAGATGTTAGAACCAAGCGAATCGGGAGCTGAACAATGAGCATAACTCTTAATGGTCACCAATTAAAAAGCCTTCTCGAATTTGTAAATCCAGATGGTGAAAATGATTTAGATCAACTTGAAACTGAACTAACTATTAAATTTTTTGAAGATGGGCACAGTGGCAAAGGCTATTACTTTTGGATGACCGAATATCCAGAGGAAGGCAGCATGTTGTTGGATGTTGAATCGGGAGCTGAGGGATGAGTGAAGTAAACCAACGTTTCGAGCAAGTCTTCAAAGTTTCTATGGATGAAATGAACAAAGTAAATATCGATGTTTATGGCATTGCAATGGCAACTATTATGAAGCCTGCTTTAGTAACTATGAAGCCAATCTTTCAGCTTATTTATGAGCAAGGCGTGAAAGATGGAAAAGCGGAAAGTAAGGAGGGGTGAAATGTTACTGACTACTGATGAAGTTGAACTACTCAAAACATGTGATGAAAGCCCTGAACAATACATTGCAGTTTTTCAAGGTCAACAGATCGGATATCTACGCTTAAGACATGGCGAATTTCGAGTTGATTACCCTGATTGCGGTGATGAGACCATTTTGTATTCTCAAGAGCCACAAGGCGATGGGTGTTTTGAAGAAGATGAACGTGAGTACTTTTTGATGAAGGCCAAAAAAGCAATCGTTAAGAAGTTTAATGAGATGGAGGGGTAAATGGAGATTGATCGTCGTGTACGTGCTAAAGAGTTTATGATGCTAATGTCTATTGGCCGGACTAAATTCTATCGCATGATTAAGAATGGTGAAATTCCACAACCAATCAAGGTAAGTGAGAAAGAAGTGTTTTGGCACGAATCAAGTGTTAAGAAAGTTGTCGAAAAACACAAAGATAATTCTGATATGATAGCCTGCTAATTGCAGGCTTTCTTTTAAGTCGAGTGTGTTTAAAAACGGGTAATTAAACGGGTAACACTCTAGCCATTTAGAATTTAATTGATCATTTTCAAAAGGTTAAGATGAACAAGATAGTTGTAAAGAAACATAATGGCGGAACCATCGCACAAAATAAGCGTGCCCGTCATGATTATTTTATCGAAGAAAAATTTGAAGCTGGCATGTCTTTACTCGGCTGGGAAGTAAAGTCTTTACGTGCCGGTCGTATGAGTTTGACAGAAAGTTATGTCATTTTTAAAAACGGTGAAGCATTTTTATTTGGTGCACAAATTCAACCGCTTCTTTCTGCATCTACACATATTGTGCCGGAGGCTACACGTACACGTAAATTATTATTATCTCGTCGTGAACTTGAAAAGCTTATGGGTGCAGTGAACCAAAAAGGTTATTCGTGCGTTCCATTAGCGTGTTACTGGAAAGGTCATCTGGTCAAGCTTGAAATTGCACTCGTGAAAGGTAAACAACTCCACGATAAACGTGCAACTGAAAAAGAACGTGACTGGCAACGTGATAAAGCCCGTATATTTCATAAATAATAGACTAAAAAGCCTCTATAAAGAGGCTTTTTTATTTTTTACTAATTTAATCTATATAAAAGTCCAGCAATATATTCACCAAACCATTTAGCAGTATCTAAATCACCTTGTGGCGGTGTAATTTCAACTGGTGCATTATCTGATTGAGTCATTAAACCTAAACAGCTCGATAAACGGTTTAAATCAGTTTCGGTATGGCCTGTTGTCATTAAAGGTAAACCTGACCAGAGCATGCCATGCTGCATCGCAAAAATATTAAGTTGTTGCAAAACCGCTAGCTTATCACCACTCAGGCCACCTGAATTTGCAAAACCCGCTGCTAATTTGCCTTGCCATAAACGATTTTTCCAGCGTTTGGAGGTACTATCCATAAACTTTTTAAAGTCGGCAGTTACACTCCCCATATATGTTGGCGAGCCAAAAATAATACCCTGTGAGGCATCTAAAACATCCCAATCGATATGCTCAATATTCATCACATGTACTTTAACACCCATCACTTGTGCACCAGCAGCAATAGCAGATGCTACCTTTGCGGTATGACCATATGGACTGTGATAGACGATAGAGAGATGTTTTTCAGGCAAAGACATAAGCTTAATATTTTAGCGATTTTTTGTATTTTATCATTTTATTAAAAGTTGCTAAACCGTGATCTAAGAGGCTTTGTTGCATAAACATTCAAAAGCTGAGTTCTCCCCAATCCATTCAAATTTAAGACACAACTTGGGTGCGAGGTCTACCTAATTCCGTAAATCTATT